TGCGGGGTTGTAATCCACTTGCTGGCCAGGTCGTCCTGTCCAAGTGCCGGGAGCTATACCGGAGCCTTTAGGAACGAGTTTTTGGGGGATGGCCGTCGTCTTGCGGGTGAGGATAACGGTAGCATCAATAGAGTTAAGCCTTTTCTGTAGATCACAAATGGCGTCTAGAGGCCCTTTTGGCCAGTAGCGTCCCGGTACCAGCTCCCACCTGAAGTCAGAGAATGGGTGCCAATCTCCGGCGTCTGGTCCTTCGTAAGGTGAGTCCCCGGCGTATAAACAAACATCGCTAGCGACCACGATAAGACGGCCCTTAGGGTACATCTCAGATGGCTTTTCATAATATTCTTTAACCACGGCTGAATTGGTGAGTTCCGTGGAGCCTTTATCAGAACCGCTAGATGATCTAGATAAGTCGCCTTTAACACCGGAGGATGTTTTGAGTTGATAAAACCTACGCATGGAGCCGTTTAAAGAGTTTTCTTCTTTGACTGTGTCAGCAAGGCCCGTGTACCCAGGTGCTTCTTTATTATACTGCTCACGTACCCAGTCTAAGGACTGGATGGAGTATTCCATGATCCACCGCGCTGTATGTAGGTCGGTAGAGAGGGGGTCTAAAGCGATACGGTAAGGCTCCACAATCGCTGTGTTAACGTCTCCGATTGCCATGGTCTGAGTGATAGGCTCCCCTGATTCAACATCCCCAAGAATCTGAGATGGATCTAGAGGCAGTCCGGTTTCAGGGTCTGTCTGTGTCTCTTGTGCTATAGGGTCGCCTGGTAGTTCAATGACATTTCCGGCAGAGGTGTCCCAGAAGTCCTTTTTGAAGACCCCGCCATAACCAAGGCCCACAGAAGCAGCGTATTCGTAATTCTCCTGGTCTTTAAGACGCTCATAGTTCGCCTCTATACAGAGTTCGGCTACTTTTGCGGCTGCTTTATCTTGAAAGGTCTGTGTGTTAGGCCTGATCGAAGAGCGTGGTTTTGTCTTTGTGAGGTAGCTCTTTAGTGTTTCATAACAGTGAAACATCACATTAGTAACAGGTCGAGGGATATACTCGTTTTCACGTGACACTGTAAGACGGTTCCAGGAACCCCCGCTACCGGATTCCCCGGTCCATACAAGCCATTGGTCGCCATCAAGCATACGCTGAACGCGTTCCCATTGTTGGGATAATCTAGCCTTAACGTTCCCATCTTGCTGATAGAACGATTCAATAGAACTCGCAAGCGTGTCTGTATCCTCATTAGGGATATTGCTCAGATCGATGTTGTCACCACTCACAGCCTTGGTGCTTGACGTGCTTTTAGTATCCATCTTTGTCCGCCATTAATAGTTTGCAGAGAGTATTTTAGCAGCCTCAGAGTCTATCTCTGCCTGGCGCTTACCCTGCTCTCGGTCTTCTTGAGTGTCTTCAAGAGTAATTTGCATATCAGTACCACTTAAGATGGCATCTGCTTCCATTGTGGGGCTAGGGAGGGCTCTATAACGCGGTTCGGGTGTGGGGCGCACAAGCGAGCGCAAGAAGGCAATCTCAGAGTCTTTGCAGCTACAAGCCTCACAGGCACCCCACCGAATCATTTACCGCGCACCTTTTTCCATAAAGACCGTACAGCATCACCGACTGGGTCTTCTGGGTTAAACGCTTTTTCAACGCTTTTCTTTTGCTTATTCTTTAGGTCTCCCGACGCGGACTTCTTAGTGGTCCCACGCATAGGGTCATTATCCACCCCGTAAGGATTACCTTTGCTGCCTGCCTCAGCCATTATCGGCCAATCCCGATTGCGATACCCGCAACTGTTGCCCCTGGATCAAGGAAAGTAAGTGCACAAGAATTACCGGTGATCGTAGGTTGGGCGGTTAGGGATAGGGACGACACAGACACTGCCTCTACAGAGGAGAGGTTATCAAAAACGACGGTACCGGAGACGTCGGCACTTGCGGCTGCGATCGTCTTAATTTGAATCTTTACAGGTCCGATGGAGAAGGATCGGGGTTCGCCAACCATATTTGCGGATGTTAGAGCCATAATTCATTCCTTTTGCTTGGTGTTATATTTAGACTGTTCCACGCTTGCGAACAGTTGGGTGGGCCTAAATCAAGGACTTAGAAGCCCACCCTTTCGTGTGTGTGAGCTATTTTTCATGTCGTGCTCCTTTGTCGACACTTATATAGTGTTAAATTGCGACAACAAAGGTCGTATACTACTAATATCTTTTAATAATCGTTAAAAGGGTCCTTAGGTTTGGGGTTCCTAAGTTCAGATAGTTCCGCTTGGATCTGCTTAGAAGGAGTAGTCCACCCTTTCTTGTACTCTGGTACCTTATCCTTCTGATTAGGGTCGGGACGAGACATGATTAGATAACGCAATGCATCACATAAATGGTCATTATGCTTTTTAGGTCTCTCTTTGTCATTCATCATGCCAGATTGACGGGAAGTTAGGGGGTCCCATCGATATTGAACTAATTCTTCAATTAAATTAACACAATTACTCGAGATATAGATTCTAGGCTTGTCTGTCTTAGGGTTTACCTTAAAAAAGGTCTTAACCATGTCAATCCCAGCTTCAACTGCATTGTTGGCGAGTAGAAGAGGCACCATAGGAGGCATACACTCCATATAAGTGGAGAATTCGCTAACCCCGGTCTGTCCCCGGGTCTGCTTTGTGGCGGGATCTATGTAGGCAGCGCTTATGGTGTCCATACCTATCTTAGGGATTAAGTATTCCGACACAATTTCAGTGACAAGCTTCTCTTTTACGTAGTACTCGTCATAAATGTAGATAACCCCGTCTCCATCCACGGCTGCGAACACGCCAGCGGCAGGGTTCCTATACCCCGCATCTAGGCCTATTACACGTGTCCAGCTCTTAGGTAGCTCTTGGGGAGGGATAACGTGTACATCACGCCTGAATTCGTCATAAATGGCACCATCGAAGGTGTCAAAAGACCCCATAACCTCGCGCTCAATCCTCTGAGCATCCCAACTGTTAAGCATGGTATCGATATAATCGTCGGGTAGGAAGATGTTATCAAGGGACGTGCCCCGAATTAGGAAGTATTTATTCTTTTCTTCCTCAACCTTAAAGAAATCTTGCTTATAGAACCAGCGGTAGAGCCAGTCATGGCCGTTAGGGTTAGAAATGCATATGCCTTTACGAAGACCGCCACTATCCCGGAGACGTCCTTGTAAGAGCATGAAGGCTTCCTCAGAGACCTGGGACGCCTCATCGATGAAGAAACCCCCGAGGTTGAGGGAACGAAGCTTGTCGGGCTCCTCAAGCGGTCTAAAGAGGATGGTAGAAACCTTACCGCCGACAGCCTTAATTGTGAGGCTCATATCAGTAGCTCTATCTTCAAGGATTAACTCCTTGGGACAGATTTGCTTGAACATACGATAGGTTGTATCCCTAAGCTCGGGGTAGTACTGGCGGCATATAAGGTACGTAGAGGGGTATAGTACGGCCTGGGCTAGCATGGTAACGCAACCAGTGATGGTTTTACCTCCCCCGACGCCTGAGATGAAGGAGACGTACTTAGGTCCGTTCTTCTTCATTACCTGCGAGAAGAAGATCTTCTGTTTAGGGAGCATGGAGTGGGTGCCATCAGGACCAGGAGGGAAGCACTCTAACAGGTTAAATTTCATGGGTAAAGCCTTAGAACCACTTCTTACGACCAGAGGTGATCTCTTGTTCGTCTTTAAGGGCTCGGTTCTGTTTACGGTTCTTAGACTCGGCTGCCTTGGCCTTACGCCCGAGAACAACCCCCTCTTTCTTGAGCTTCTGCCTCCAGCGGATGATCTGGTCGTCGATATCGATGGTGTGCTTACCGCGTAGCTTCTTAATCACAGGTTCCCCTTCCTAAGGCACCCGGGGGTGTTTAGCCCCCAGGCACTTGCTCTTATCGTAGAGCCGGACGCCCAGTAATCTGCCCCTAAGGGAGACTGGGTATTTTAGAGGTCTCATTTTCAAGACGCATCCCCATGTATACTTTAGTATATCCCCCGAGTAACTGTAGCTTAGATATACACTGCGTTACTCTGCATATCTATTGTGTTCACTATATATTTATGTTGGTTTTGTGGGTTGTCCACAGCTTGTATTTAGAGTTGGTTTCACCAGAGTCTCACCCCTGGTAGCCCTGGGCCCTCTAACCAGGCCCAGGGCGAAACCTAACTTATTCTTCCCTTCGAAACTTCGGATGTACCTTCTGGTTATCACCGAGCCTGTGTACATTCCTGCGTTTCTCAGGCTTTTAAATTAATACTGTTACATTGCGACACTATCTATGTTATCTTACCGTAGTTATTACGTAATCGTAACTGTTAATACCGGTTAAGTTATCTTAATTATTCTATATCTGAGGTACTCTTTTTCAATGTTTTATGTTTTTTCAGTGTTATGGAAAAGGTTTGTACTCGTTTATAAGAAGGGTACGGGATCGGGGAGGTTTTTATTAAAACGCGCGACAAAGTGGATTTGTGGTTATCGCAGCGAGAGAACCCACAAGGGTGGGAGAGCGAGCTTTTTACGTACCCCTCACATAACAAGCACGAGGTTAGACCGGGTTATGCTCAGGGTACGTCAGGAGACGCACGAGGATGCCCTGTGTTGAGTTTAACTAGGGGGTCTGTGGGTACCCTAGCGGAGAGAGGGTTAATTCGAGCTGATGGAGCTTGTGGTGGGAGAGCGAAAAAACTTGTGGGAGGAGAGCGAAAAAACTTGTGGGAGGCTGCGTGCAAACACTCAACCACTTCGAATTCGCCTACCCCCCCCCTCTCGCAGACACAGTGTCAGCGTGGGCACAGCGGCAGTGTAGGCACTATATAGAGGTGGTGTGTGGAGGGGTGCGTAAAAAGCTACACATCTCACATCCCTCTCAACTCACGCTATCAATCCACATGTTCCTCAGTAGGATTGAATACACACATGTGCTACACAACACAGGTTAACACAGCCACACACCGTGTCAACCCACAAACCGCACAATCTCACACAGATCGCAAGTCCCTCACTATAGTGTCGCAATCTCAAACACCACAGTATTTACACAGAAGCGTCAGGTATCCTCGGCATTACTGTGTGTCCTCATCATCAGTACTCTAAACGTACCCATAAAGCAGCGTTATGGTTATCCCTGAATACCCGCTATAACTTAACCCCGACACTCAGTGAGGCCGAGTGGGAGTTAACATTAAGTTAACAAAGCGTGCAAGGATTACACAGTGTCAATAAGTTCGTCGACATTCTACGTCACTACTGTAGATTTTCCTCAGTAGTTTCAACGTAACGCACTATGACATCCACCATGCGGTATAGTGGTATGAAGAACGTAACCTACAAGATGATCGGCACTGAGCTTAACCTAAACTAAGGGGATTATATGCGTAAAGAAACCACCCGAAAAAGCAAGACCACCCCAGGTATCACGTATACAACAACCGCGGTAGGCTCGCTTAGATATGTCGAAATAACTTATAATGGTAAATATCTCTATAAATCACGCCGTCCACAGAAGGTTTCGAAAGTTATCGCGGCGAGCGAGTCAATGCTTGAAAACGCTGCCCTGGTTTGGAGCTTCTACAAAGCAGCAACGAATACCGCAACTGATGCCGACCTCGAAATATATATGTCCTATAAAACGGGTTTAACGCACCCAGACTTTGAGGCTTAATATGACCGACGAGCAGAAAGCCGCGCTCAGAGCGCACATGGAATCTGAGGGAATAATTATGACCTGTACACACACCGACACGTTCACCTGTCCTGAATGCACATTCGACGGTAAAGGCATCAGCCTCGCCAACCGCCGCCGTCTAAGCGCAATTCCCTATAAGTTCGGAAAGCGCACGGTATCTCCCATGGACCTGCGCGATCTGTTCGAAGGGTACGTCGATGGCCTTCAAGACTCAGAGGAGCATAAATGCCTCTTGCTCTCGAAAGATAAGTGCTTCGTCGAATGGGTTGAAGAGCACTACCCCGAACGCCTCTTCGAACTAGACTAACGGAGTTAACATTAAGTTAACAAAGCGTGTAGGGATTACACAGTGACTAGTAGTTATGCGCCGCTTATTGTCACTGTTTAAGGGAAAGCCCAACAATATCAACGTAACGCACTATGGCATCCGCCATGCAAGGTATACAGTATGGATAACAACATAATCGTCTCGAATAGAATAGCCAACTCCGTAGCAAACCTTGAGGGCAAGGGGCTGGAAATCCTAGTGAGTGCGAAGGACGGCTCGATCATCACGTGGTTCCTTAACGGTAAAAAGATAACTGCCTCCTCCTCTAACTTAACTACTGAAATGTGTGTGGCGCAAGGAAGCGTTGACACTATCCCTTTACTGGAGGTCGCGTAATGCTTACCATCTTAACAGTTATTGTAGCTCTTGCTTTGTGGCCTGTAACCCTCGTAGTGCTAGCCATCATCTTCTGGCCTGTAACCTTGTGTCTCTTAGGACTCTGGCTGTGCCTTTACCTTCTATGTGTTCTTTGCGCTCTCATCAGTAGAGCACTTGGCTGGTAAAATAAAGCTTGATTAACGCATCGCATTAACCGATACTGTATTTAGGAGATAAGAATATGAAGAACTCAGGTGCTCACCCATACTTCGTTAAGTTCATTCCCTTCACTTCCCCTAATGCTTACCACGTTGTAAATACCGCTACTCGTGTTACCCACACCATGTGGGGCACGTTGTTAGAGGCTAAACAGGTTTGCCGTGACCTTAACCTTGCGGTACGCCGTCAGCGCATCGCTAACCGCACTTCTGGCGAACTTCGTCTTGTTAAAGGAGCTTAATATGAACTACCCTACTGGCTATTTTGACGCATCTGAGCCGAAACGTGGCGCTTGGCGCACCGTCTGTCGCGTGTGTGAATGGGAAGACATCCTTGTTGTGCCTTACCAGGACGACTGCGAGATTACGGAATGTGGGCATTGTGGAAGTGATTCCGTAGAAGATATTAACGAGGAAGAGGGGTAAACATATGAGTAAATCAACCAAAATAGAAATTAATGATGAATTAACAGAACTATTTAATGATTTAGCTAACTGTATATTATGCCCTAAATGTAAGACAAAAGTCTGTGGCGAGAAGGTTAACTTGGGTCCAAAATATCACAGCTTCGAAGGTTGTAAGTAATGTGCAGAAGAGGAAAATGGAATGGGTTCGCTTAAAAGGGGGTCGCATGAGTAACATTAAGCTCACAGGCGCTACGATTAGGGTTGAAGGACAAACGTTGTATCGCATAGAAGCTATAAGGGATATAACTACTCACGATGTTAAAGCTGGGGATAAAGGTGGATACGTAGCTAAGCTAGAGCAAGTGCAGGATAACGCTTGGGTAGGCGGTAACGCTAAGGTATTCGGTGATGCTCAGGTATCCGGTGACGCTATGGTATCCGATAACGCTTGGATATTCGATAACGCTGAGGTACTCGGTGACGCTTGGGTGTCCGATAGCGCTATGGTATTCGGTGATGCTTGGGTAGCCGGTAACGCTAAGGTATACGGTGGCGCTTGGGTAGGCGGTAACGCTAAGGTATCCGCTACCGCCTGGGTATCCGGTAACGCTTGGGTAACCGGTAACGCTTGGGTAACCGATAACGCTAAGGTAGATGGTAAAGACGCGATAGCTTTCATAACGTATCCTAACGGATACGACATAACGGTAACCCGTAAGCACATAACGATAGGGTGCACGACGATTAAACGCAGTGAGTTTAAGCGGATAACCTGTGAGGAAGTGGTAAAGCTAGGGTTACCGATAGAATATTATGATAGCTATCGCTTGATTATTCGCAGTATGATGAAGCTTGTTAAGCGGAATAAGGGGGTCGCATGAGTAACATTAAACTTACAAACGATACGATTACAGTAGGGGACCAAATTCTATACCGCATAGAAGCTATAAAAGATATCCTGATTCACGGGGTTAAAGCTGGGGATAAAGGCGGATATGTAGCCAAACTAGAGCAGATACAGGGTAACGCTTGGGTAGGCGATACCGCTTGGGTATCCGGTAACGCTAAGGTATCCGGTAACGCCTGGGTGTATGGTGACGCTAAGGTGTCCGGTAACGCCTGGGTAGCCGATAACGCTCGGGTATATGGCGGCGCTTGGATATATGGTAACGCTTGGATATATGGTAACGCTGGGGTAACCGATAACGCTAGGGTAGCCGATAACGCTGTGGTATTCGATAACGCCTGGGTATCCGGTGATGCTCAGGTATCCGGTGATGCTCAGGTATTCGGTAACGCTTGGGTATGCGGTGATGCTCGTTAAACGGAATAAGGAATAATACATGAAATACTTAATAATTACATTGTTTATGTTAACAGGTTGCGGTGTCAAAGTAGAGGGACCAGACGAGATCAAGGTAGTGCACTCCATAAATGTAGATAACCTGATGCCCTATATCACCGCCTACTGTGAGTTGGCTAACACCACCCCTTTAGATGTAACACTGTGTGCCCAAGCTGAGATGGGTAAGATAATCCGTAACTTTCAGTAAAAGGGTTGTAAAAGAACCCCAAGCGATCAAATTAACTTGATCCCGTCCCAACTAACAACTAGCCTATACATAGGAGATACAATATGACTAAAGCAAATGACTAAAGCAAATGACCCCGTACAACCCGTGCCATACCATATTGAGCTTACCCCCCAATCAGACACTATCGGGAAGATCGAGTGCGTCGATGGTCTAACCAAACGTGAGCACTTCGCGGCGATGGCGATGCAGGGAATACTTGCAGCGGCCTCCACATACTTCAACGAGGAGTACGCTGCTGTCAATGCCGTAACGTACGCCGATGCCCTTATCTGTGCATTATCCAAAGAGCCTTCCGGTACAACTAACATCTAAACAGGAGAAATAGTATGAATATGAAAACAGTAATGATTTTAGTAGCAGTTATGGCATTATCAGCATGTGGTCGTGGTCCTGCCGGTTTGAACGGCACCAATGGTACCAACGGACAGGACGGCGCAGTAGGGGGGACGGGGCCTCAAGGGGATGGATGCACCGTGAGTGCAGTCGTAGCTAACATCCAGGCACCTAACGGTGGTGCGATGGTTATATGTGGCTCATCCTCTACTCTTATCCTCAACGGTAGTGACGGGGCTGCGGGAGCTGCGGCTACCTCACCGGACATCCTACGCCCTTGCCCTAATCTAGCCGGGTCTTACGCTGAAGTACTTATGCGTTACGGTAGCGTGGTGGTGGCCTCCTTCTCGTCAAATATGGCGGGGGATAACACCCGATTCACAGTGTTGGTGCCGAACACCAGTTATACGACTACTGATGGGCGGTCGTGCTCCTTCAGTATCAATGCTAATGGTGATTTAAACTAAGGAGCTAGTAACCTAAGGCGTCACCTGCCTCCCATCTCCGCCAGTTAAGCAAGGGTGAAAAAGTGGCGGGAATGACCCGCTCCTAAACATCTGGCCCCGTATGTTGCCAAGACGGGGTACCTAATTACAAACCATAATTCGTAATACAACAGGATACAAAGTGAGTATAGGAGCATAGATGAAAATATCCATTGCCTACGTGGGCGGTTTTAACTTCCGACGATATAAGTACGCTTGCAAGCGCGAAGAGTGGCTGATCGGCCCGCTCTCCCTTTGGGTTAATGGCGCTGACTGTCGTTGCGGGGATTGCGGGCAGATCATATGCCGGTGTTTGGACGACTCAACCTGGTCAAAGAAGCAGGCTGAATCTGAGTAATTTACGCCTTGCGTTGTAGGATGTGACGGAGTACTCTTAATTTATGAGAAACCTTATATTAGTATTAGCCCTCATGACCCCGTCTTTAGTATCCGCTGATGAGCTTACGTCTGCGCTAGAGAATGCAGCTAAGACTCATAAGGTTAGTGTGTCCCGACTTAAAGCAATAGCGATGGTGGAGAGCGGGGGTGACCTAAGCGCCCACCGACAGAACACAAATAACACCGTGGACGTGGGGGTGATGCAGATTAATAGTGTCCATTTTGACACAACTTGCGCCCACTATAGGGTCTACACCCTTAAAGGGAATACCTTGTGTGCGGCCCTCCTTTTAGCTAAGAAAAAGAAGCGGTGGGAAGGTAAGGATAAGGACTGGTTTGGGCGCTATCATTCGAATACCCCTTCCCGTAAAACCAGGTACGCTAACAAGATTAGGGCTGCTATGCAGCACTATGTAACCAAATAAAGGACAACATGACACACTTCATTACAAAGTATAAGAATCGAAAGCTCTATTCATTAACCACAAAAGGGTATGTGACCCTAACGTCGTTAACCAACGAGGTCAAACAAGGTAACCACTTTGAGGTGACCTGCCACGAATCCGGGTCTGATTTGACACAGTTGACGTTGATGCAATGCGTTGCTACTCTTAAATTAAGTCAGGGCGAGTTGCTCTCACTAATTAAAGGAACACAATGAAAAACACAAATCACACCAAAGCCATCTCACTCTTAGGTCTTCTCATCGTCTCCAGCCTTTCGGGGTGCGGCAACGTAGCCCCTACCGTGAGTAAAATACCTACTCTTCCCAAGACAACGCCCCCCATCAACGTGCAGCTCAACGCCCAACAAACATACGACATGGGTACCGAGAGTGTTCGCCTTAGTGACTCAAGGCGTTTTACAGTACCCGCTGCTATTGAAGTGGTCGCGGGTACGTTCAACTGCGGCTCTCCCGGCTGCAACAACACGGTTATGCGCGCTGAAATGCTGGTAGGTGGCTCCGTGTGCCGGTACGAGTCTAACGACGTTCAAGACGAAGAGTTGCTCTTACTTGATTGCAACGGAGCCCCTCTAGAGGTGGCTATGGTGTCAGGTGATACTATCACGCTAAACCCAAGCTACGCTCCTGGGCTGTTGCTTGAAGTGTCCTTCACCTTGGTGCAGTAATGAGAGCATCTTTATTCACAAACGAAGTCCACCACGCTGTCAATGCCATCTCTTTTCTTAGGCAGTCCATGCTACAAGACTTAGGTAACCATACCTGCGCAGCTATAGCTGAGTGCATAGGGGCGCCCCCTTTGTTCCTCACAAGGACGCTACACAACTTAGCTAAGAATGGTATAATCATCGCTAAGAAAGGGGCTGGTGGCGGTTTTAGAGTAACACAAGAGCTACTTGACACCAAGACGGTACTAGACGTCGTTACTCTTCTCTCTTTGGAGAAGGGCATACCTCTAGGTGGGACAGCGGGGGGCAGGTTAAACCTCACTGTATATGACGCTATAAATATAACACTAGAAGATTTCTTGCTTTAATCGGTAAAGTATAATACCTTCTTACTATGGGAGACTCTTTGTGAAAATACTCTTTATAGACCCGGTTTGTCCTAGCCCCTACGATCTTGGAACGCTTAACACCAAACCCTTAGGGGGTACCGAAGGCACAGTAGTACGTCTTGTCGAGGGGTTTAATGCTAAGGGCATAACCGCCAGGGTCGCGCAGCACAATCGAACAGAGGCTAGTGGGCACTATGTAGGGTTCGGCCAGAGCGCTGAGTATAAACCTACTCACGTCATAGTTCTTAGGGCTCCCATGGCCCTAGCACAAGCCCGAAAGCAGTTTCCTAATGCAAAGCTCTACTTCCATGCGCATGACTTATTCGGGGGTCCAGGATGGGCTGAGGGGTTTCAGGCAATAGTAGACACCCAGACCATACCTGTGTGCGTGTCCCGTTACCACCAGACCCAAATGTACGACCTCATGCGTTCAGTAGGATTCTCTGGACAAGTCCCTTCAAGAGTAATTTACAACCCTATAGCGGACAACCTACGTCCATTAGAAGGCCAGGAACACGACCCTGATAAACTTGTGTTCTTTAGTTCCCCCCATAAAGGGATAGAGCAGACCTTAAAGGTGTTTGAGCAGTTCCAAAACTTTGACGAACTCAAGAATGTAAAACTTTATATCGCAAACCCCGGCTACTACGCCGACCACAAAACGGAGCTAACCAATGTCATTCTTCTTGGTTCGCTTGCACATCCAGATGTTATCGATCACGTACGGAGCGCTCTGGCTGTGTTCCACCTCAATAGTGTATTCCCGGAGACTTTCGGAATCGTGCATGCTGAGAGTAATGCGGTGGGAACACCATTTCTATCGTCGGCGCAAGGAGCTACGCGAGAGCTTGCAGATCACCCAGGAGAGCTTATCGATTGCCAAGACCCTAAAGCAGTTATTGAAAGAATAATACAATGGCGTAAAGGGCGGCCAAAGGTGCGTGGAAACCCCAACTTCAGATTAACCCGTATTATAGGGGAGTGGTTAGATCTCTTTAAGGTATCAAAATGACACCCCTTTACCTTAAGTATTTACAGAAGTTCCAAAACGCTTGCAATGCTTTCTCTTGGAGTGTAAAATCAATGGAAAGCAACCCGAAAGGAAATGTGGATGAATATATTAAACAAGTCGAGTACATGGAAAGAATGCTCTTTCAAATTAAGCGAGCGCTCATATTCTTTAAGAATGTTGGAGCCCACTCGTCCGATAAAGATCCCCCAGGAAACGCTTGATTTCTTTTGTGGTGGCAGATGTAACGAAGCTACCCGGTTCGAGCAGCTATGCTTCAGTTGTTTACAGGAATGGTATGACTACGAGCAGGAAAAGGCTATAGGTTAAGGTGGGGTACCCCGGGTGGCGAAAGCTTCCCGGGGTTTTTTATTTCTGTAGGTTTGAGCAGATAAAATCAAAGACAGCTTCTTCTAATTGATAAACGGCGCGGTGGGACAAAACAATGTCGTACTCCTCTTCAAAACAATGGCTCAATTCATGGAGTAGTGACTTTAAAATCTCGTCTTCAGTCTGTCCTATCTTAAGTAGAATCTCTTTGCGGTTAGGGTCACAAAGACCCACAGTTGACCCCTTAACATGAGGGCTCTTTTTACAGCCCCTGATGCTCTTGACGAAGCGGACGCGGTACATAACGTCCCCTATCTTAAACTTAGTTGGCCATTTCATGAGTCCAGACCCTCACCCGGTATCTCCCAATCCTCAGGGGTCATGGTGAACCTGGCCGTCAGTACGTCCGCTAAGGTGTCTAGGATGACCTGAGGGGAAAGTTCTCGACCCTCCACCTCTATCAACTCAAACGTGACTCTAGAGCCCTTGTCGGTGACATCAAAAGAGGCTTCAATCTGTAGCGGTTTCTTTTTACTCATGGTACGAATATCCTTCTTCCTGATAAGGTAGGCCTAGATTGAAGATGGACCCACCCTTTTGTGTATCCAGTGTGCTCCATATATAGATCGCAGGTAGCGAGTATAGCAGGATCCCTATTAATAGCAAAAGCAACCTCACCCTTATTATCCTCAAAGTCCACCGCCTCTCCAGTTGTGTGTGCGGAGGCTTTAGCGCCTCCAATCGATACGTTAATGGCCGAAGGCCTAAACCCACTCGTAACCTTGGGGCTGAACCCTAACGAGTCTAGCAGCTTAGACACCCGCTCCGCAAGGTCACCTGTCTTAATACGCACCTCGGTATTACACTCGTCCGACTTCTCTCTCTCGGGGTGCTTACCTCCGCTAGTGAGAATGTCCCAAGGGCTAATCGTCTGCGGCATCATTCACCTCGTAGGAAGTTACGTGTTCTATACCGTTAGGCATCACGATTTGAATCGTTTGGTCTTGCTGTGTTGCCTGCTCTTCGTGTAGACCTACGCTCTTTAGTACGATTGTGGCAGCCTGTAGCTTGTCCCTGCCAGATCCCGTGTCTAAGGTGTCCTCGATCGCTTTCACAGCCTTCGAAGTAAGCCTGGCTAGCTGTGCCTTGGCTTTCGCTAGAGCTGGAGCTAGCTCATCCTCTGCGGTCTGTGTTACCAGTTCTTTGTACTTATCAGATTCGGTTATACGTCTAACAGACGCGGGTGTTATAGCTAGCTGCTTAGCGCAGGTCGTTACCGACGCACCTGTCAGCATAATAGTGGCTACTTGGCGGGTTAGCGCCTCCTGTACCACAGTCTTTTCCATATCGTTTACTCTTTTTGTCACTTGGTGTCTCCTAGTCTGTGAACTTGGGTAATTCCGGGTTAGTACCTTCCTCGGGGTAATAGTCCACACGAGAACCTGGCTTCTTAACCTTAATAAACTCACTAGGAGAACCGCACTTGAAACACTTAGGTGTGTACCCAGCAAGCTCACTAGGTGATAACGCCCAATCCTCCCCGCAGTAGTTACATGTAAATCTTACCTTCATTTGAGTAGCTCCTTTATGGTCTCGTAAACGGTGATTACAACATGAGCTAACCCTAAGGTGAATAGACCTATGAGAAGAGCTAAAATACCTAACCAGGCTTGATCGTCTGCCATTGAATCTCCTATACGGAGATTAACACTACATTTAAGGTGTGTCAATAGAGAAACATATTGAAATATAAAAAATACACGTATCCCCTTTTCCATCCAGGATACAGTAACTTAGATACTATAGATAAAAGAGTGTACGCTCCGGGCCTTCGTTTTAGTCTCGGCCCGTAGGGGTACGAGGTAAAACATTAGATCGTATACATAATATTGTATCATAATGACACACCGCTCGTCAAGGACTATTTATCGTGAATAAAATCCTTGCGTTAACCTTCGTTCCTGGTAAATTACCTTTATGAGAAAAACAAACAAATCGTCACCTCTAGTGTTGAACGCAGGGCCTATCCGGTATGTAACAGAAACCAGACCCCCTGAGCCGTGCTCTGCTAAGACAATCGCCACCGTGCTACTACGAGACTATAAGAACCTATATGATGGTAAGAAGTTCAAGGGAGCCGGTTACCTACAATCTAAGGCCGCTGCAACCCGCTCTAGGGAGCTTACAGACGAGGAAAGCACTAAAGTGATTGAGTCAATCAAGAGACTTAGGGCGTGACCACCTTTATCGCTATTTGTGTGGCCCAGTTGGGTTACATTGATTTCAGCGTCATGAGTATTTCACTTGACCCTGGGCAGTCAAAGGGTAAGACTGTAAAAGAACTATGGGTTGATTATTGCGTAATGCGCAAGGAGATGGGGCTATGAGTGACGCTAACTCTTATTATTTAGATTACTACAGCGAGATGGGCGAAACCGCATACCTAGGGGAGAAGATGAAAGCCTCTTCCCGTATGCTTGTGTTCTGTGACTGGTTACGCGCCGAGCTAAAGCCAGGTGCCAAGGTTCTCGACATAGGGTGCGGGGATGCGATCTTTGCGGAACTCCTACCTGAGTTTGAGTGGTACGGAGCAGACATCAATACCGAGCGTGCCGTGGGACGAATACCCGCAGACAGGCTCCGCTCCTCCGATCTAATGAAACCCCCTTACGACTTTGAAACAGCGTCGTTTGACGCCATAATCACAAGTGAATTCCTAGAACATGTTTGGGATCTTAGAGTGGTGCATGCAGAGGTTAAACGCCTCCTTAAGAGGGAGGGGCTTTACATACTCTCTACCCCTAATTTCGACTGGATCCAAAATCACCTAGACCACTTCCGCCGGTTAATGCCGGTAGAAGGGCAAAGCTGGACCTGGGAGCATATCCGTCACTATAACTTCGAGAACCACCAGACTCACTTAAACAGCGTGGGTTTTGTCGTTGAGAGCCACACAGGCGCAGACGGTCACTACGATCCCATTACCGCTAACATTTGCCGGGCAATTCGCGATGGCCTACGGGCTAAAGGAGTAGAGACTGATGAGATGGAGTTGCACAAGTTCGCGGGGAGAGGGATTCCTCACTTCTCGCACACTGTCATTATCTCAGCGAGAAAAGCATGAGCGTAAAGGTACTTGACCTAGCACAAGGCTCTGATGAGTGGCTCGAAGCCCGGCGCAAGTATATCACTGCGTCGGACATGGCGTCTATTCTCGGTATAAACGGTGCTTTCAGGTCTAAGAAGAAGGTTCTAGAAGAGAAGGTTCACGGAGCCCCTCCCCTGACTGAATTTGAGGTAGCTCTGTTCGCCAGGGGTCACGAAGTTGAAAAATTGTTAGGGCCTAAAATGGTCGAGCACTTTGGGATGCATCTGGAACCTCAAGTTTGGGTTGACGAAGATCTGTCTATTATGGCGTCATTAGATTTGTATAACGCTGCATTCGGTGTTGTAGTAGAGCTAAAAAATACAACGAGCCTACCCAAGATAGAACTTGCAGAGAAAGGCATCCCATGGGGGCCTTACCGTATTCAGGTTATAACGCAAATGATGCTCACAAACGCAAAGATTGGGTTTCTTATGATGCACAACGGAAATACGGGCACTATTATAACAGTGCCTATAGCACGCTGTGAGAAGACTGAGGCTCTTATACGAGCTAAAAGTAAAGCGTTCATTAAAGAACTACGGTCTTACGACGATACTCTTTAACCACAGGTAAAATAGTTCTTGCTCTAATTACATCGAAAGGATACAACCAATATATGATAAAAACAGCAACTCAGGTTCAGGCTCTTCTAGACGAAAAACTCTCCGCACAGGCTGTAAAAACCAGAAATCAAAGCGGTACGATGTTGTCCTATATGGACACCTACCAGGTGCTAAAGCGTCTCAATGAGTGCTTTGGGAATCTAGGGTGGGATTCTGAAACCGTTGATATGACACTCGTCTCAAACCCAGGTGATAAAGCCGCATACCGTGCTAAGGTGCGTATCACAGCCGTAGTTCAAACGGATGACGGTGGCGGTTATATGCGCATCACAAAGGAAGGTACTGGATGGGGCTCTGACAAGAGCATGCTTAACGCCCACGAGCTAGCGGCTAAAGAAGCCGAATCTGATGCTCTAAAAAGAGCCGCTATGAAGTTTGGTATGTCTCTTGGCCTAGCTCTCTATGACAAGACCCAGGAGAATGTGGAAGAGGTAGCCTCCGCACCTCGCACCCCTACCCCTGCGCCCGTAAGTAAAGGTGGCCCTAAGAAAGACCTGAATAGGGACGCTTTAAACCGCAAGATAACCGACACTTCTCGGGTTCTTCTAGCTCAAGCGGGTGACGAGGATTCACCTGAAAGGGCAGCTAAAATTACGGAGCTTAGGGCTCTAGTTAAAAAGTATGGTGCCGACACAAAGGAAGCACTTAACAATGAGCAAGCAAAAGCATTGCTCGCAGACCTTGAAAAACAAGCGAATGGAGCCAACTAATGGAAAAAGATAACAAGTACCCCCTCACCCTTATCGGTATGTATAAAAACGGATACTCTGAAAAGTTCTCCGCTCAATCAATGCCCCTAGATCAAGAGCGCGCTAATTCTATCTGTGACATGATTCAAAAAGCGGTGGGAGGGCGTATCCTAGTTAAGCAGACCAACGGCGGTCTCTCTAAAAACGGCAAGAAAATGCCTGACTTCTTTTTAGAGGCTACAACCCCAGCTATTGAGGCGGAACGCCAAGCCTTCGCTGCTCAAAAGAAAGCAGAACGGGACGGTACTTCCTCTACTATGAGCAGTGGAGACGCTGCTCTTTAGATTGTCTGTATTAAGAGCGCCCTTGCCGGTGCGGGGTCTGTGACTTAGGACGAGTTGCAGACCCTTTTTTTTTAACAGGTTTAGTGGGGTGGGCTAGGTCGCAACGAGCACGCCACAACGGGGGCTATCAAGGCGCTGCCCCACACCCCCCTACCGGTTTACCGAGGTTTTATGAGCGAACGAACAAAGATCATACTATACACAGTAGCTATAACCATTATATGTGTGCTGGGTAGCAGAAACGCATTCCCCTCCGATTACAGCGTAAAGGGTGGCCCCGCGCTGCTAGACGGGGCACCTAGCGGAGAGTCTAGGTACTTCGCTATACGCTCCGAGCAGTACCAATTCCACGGCGTGTATACCGCGCTAGAAGGCGGTGGGTGGGTTGATAACGGGGGTGAGGGTAGGAAGAGTAGTCTAATAACCAAAGCACAGCTTGGGGTGTCACCTGGGCAGTCTAATGGCATATTCGGTAAGGTGTTCACAGGCGTCTGCGCTATATCGAGTACCGATACAATGCTGGGTGGGCACGGGCAGTTCTGCACCGACGTAGGTATCGGCTTTAGAGACCGCGACACCTATATGGGGGTTGGGTACATGCACGTAAGTAGTGCGGGTCTTTCTAGGCCGAATAAAGGCCGCGACTTCATAACCCTTGAAATGGGGCTTAGGTTCTAATGATTAAAACCACTAAACTCACAGACCCTGGGTCTCTACGGGCTTGGCTTGAGGATTCCTGCAAAGAGGGAGCTTCCGAGTTCTGCCTGGATCTAGAGACCACTGGATTGGGTAAGAAAGATTCCATCTTATCCGCAGCTATCACCGGCCCCGATGAATTCCAGGTAGCATTCTTCGGACCTGAGCTACTTCCTGAGCTGATGTCCGCTCCTGAGGGCGTTAGCTTTCTAGGCCAGAACTTCTCTTTTGACCTTAAGTACCTATCGTGGGCGGGTGTTAGACTGCAGGATAAATATGACTACACAGACACTTTGATTTTGTCTTTCCTACTGAATGAGAACATAAACCACTCCCTAGGGGCTCAGGTTACCCACCGTTACGGGGATGATTATAAGAAGGACTTCTGGACAAAGTTTAAGAAGGCCGAGGAAGCGCCAGAAGAGGAACTTTCGAGGTATAATAGTCTTGATGTACATTACACTATGCGCTTGGCTCGGGACCTACGTAGGGAGCTAGAAGAGCAGGACGTACCCCAATCAATCATAGAGCACGTGCACAGAACTCAGAAATCCCTACTTGAAACCGAGATTGCTGGAATCAAGTTAGATATGGATTACTTAATGGCTAAAGGATTGGACCTTAAAACCAAGATAAACACCTTACTTCCAGGTATGCGTGCTCTTGTGGAAGATGAAGCGTACTCTGTGGAGTGCGACCTATGGATTAAAGAGATAGATAAAAAGAAGAGCCTCAAAGGGAAGGCGGCTGTTAAAAAACCAGAGTTCTCTTTCGATAGCTCAAAGCAGGTAATGGCTCTACTTTATGATAAGCTTGGACTACCTACACAGTTATCAGAGAAGACCAAAAAACCTACCTGTGATGACGACGCCTTAGAGAGCATAAAAAATAGACACCCTGTAGTAGAAAAAATACAAGAGTACCGCGACCTACAGAAGATCTATGGCACATACATTAAAGGAACGATAGAACGCCAGGTCGACGGGCGCATCTATCCCTCTTTTAACTCCTGCGGAGCAGCCACGGGCAGGTTGTCACATCAAAACCCTAATATGGCTAATTTACCTAATACCGGGGGTATCCGAGGTATGTTCGTCCCCGATGAGGGGTATGTGTTCGTTACGGCGGATTACGCGAGCCTTGAGGTTTATATTGAGGCACATTTTACCGGCGATAAAAACCTCCTAAAGCTCATAGAGACTGGCATGAGCAAGCACGACCTAACAGCGTCCGAAGTGGGTATCGACCGGCCCACAGCTAAAACCGTCAACTTCTTAGCCCAGTACCATGGCACGTCCTACAAGCTATCTAAGGTACTTAACATTGATCGACCCGCCGCACAGAAGATTCTAGACAAATACTGGGAAGCCTATGGAGGTTGTAGGGCCTTCAAAGAATTTACAGACAAGTGCGTTAACGAGGGTACCCCTATTATCTATCCTACAGGCCGCCGCCGCAGGTTCGATAAAAAACCCCGTAAAGAATGGGACGGGGACTATAGAGCAGCCTATAACTCGCCTATCCAAGGTACTGGCAGCGATTGCATGTCGTGGGCTTTCTATGTGGCAGACGAGAAGCTTAGGAAGCTTGGGTGGGGGCGCGGTGGGTGGACTGTGCACGACGAAGGTATCATGATGGTCAAAAGTGAGTATAAAGAGGAAGGCGCGAAGCTTCTGGTAGAAACAATGGTCGGGGCGGGTCGACACTTTAAACTTAATGTTGAGCTTAAAGCAGAACCCTGTATTATGGAGGAGCGGTGGGATGACTAAAAAAGGCAAAGGTACGAAGGTGTGCGACCAGCTTGATGGCGAAGTTAGTTGGAAGGGGTAATATGCCAATTCGTGAATACTCTTGTGAAGAGTGTGGAAAGAACCACGATACGCTAGTACGCACCGATGAAGACATACCTAAGGAATGTCCGGGGTGTGGCAGTGAAAGACTAAAGCAGGTTATAACAGCAATGGGCGGGATAAAAGGTTACTTCGGTACCGTACCACGTAAGGGTGCAGGTTCCTTTAGAAAACCCAGAAAGTGATAGCAGGAGGTTAAATGTCTGAAGTACTGAGTATAAAAAAGGCGTTAATCCAAAACGTGAGGGACGGCGTGTCTACTCCCGAACAAGCTGTGAAAGCTTTCGAGAAACTAACCCCTACGCAAGTGAGGACAGGCAGGGTATATGAGCAGAAGTCAAACGACGCAAGAATCGAGCAATACAGGGCATCTAAAAGTATTCGTCGCGAAATCCGGGCGAATCGTATCCCTTTTATCTCAAAGAATTTCTTGCATGGACTGTGGCTCAGTCAGGGACTCACACTTGTGGGTGCAAAATCTGGAAGGGCTAAATCCACAACCGCGTCTAACGTACTGGCAGGTTTCCTGCGAAGCGTGCCCGACAAACACGCAATTGTCATCAGTAACGAAGAGGCGTCCGACGCTGTATATGAGAGGACTGCTTGCATTCTGCTCGAACTTCCCTACACTCAGTATTTTGCTGGGAATCTGGACAGCGCGTCCGAAAAAGGGATACAACAATGCGTAGAGGACTTTATCATCCCTCGCGTGGAGATTGTAGAAGAGGGAAGTTATGACATGTCGTTTCTTGAGGACGTTCAGTCTGTTATTGATACAGCCGCTGTTGACCGTGTTGGCCTCCTTTTGCTGGATTACTGGCAGGTTATTACTCAGAGCAGGAACCACCCTCAGCTCGAATCATTCCATATTTCCAAGATGCTGGGTACCTACCTTAAGGACTATGGTAAGCGCAATAGTGTTCCAGTTGTTGCGTTTGTTCAATTATCTAACGGCAGCGAAGGTTCGGATTTCGGCTCTCGTATCCAAAACGACAAGACCCTTGTAAACCACTCCTTTTTAGCCATTGAGCTTGAGCCTGACTTTGAGACCTTAACCACAAAGTTCAAAATCCATAAAGACCGTTTTTCTGGGCACACTGGTAAAGAAGTTGTTGCAACCTTCTGCGGAGGGCGGTACTCTTTTATAGGAGATGACGCTTTATGACCGACGATCAAATGAACCTTTGGTTTGACCAGGTAGATGATAAGCAGCAACGCTTAAACTACGAGAAGTGGGTCAAGGATTATAAGACTGAAAATAAGGATACTGTAATAGTGTGTACCTGCGGAGGAGATTCAGTAAATGCAACATTCCACTCAGACTACTGCGACAAGAACTCGGACCTGTAAAACCTGTAAGCAGGTCAAGGTGTTTAAATTCCTTAAAACCAGGATCTTGACTAGTGGCTCACCTTGCAAGGTTTTTGTGGATGAAGAGGGGCGTCAATGGAGGGGAGCCGCGTGCTCCCCTTGTAGCGCGCCTCCCCCACAACCTAAAAAGGTTAAATCTGACGTTCTGTCACCTATAGGTGACATAG